GGTCTAGCGGTGTGTGTTCTCGGCCCAATACTAGGATCTGCTCACCATGCCCGCCGTCACCGCCTCTAAGTACGTGGTCAACGCGGGTTGGACTGATGTTCCGCACATCGATCCCAAAATGCGGGATGAGATGTTGGCGGCAACGTCGCCGCACCTGCGCAAGGCGCGCTCGCTCGGTGAGCCTGGGCTTGGCTCCGGTGCGATCTATCCGGTCGATCCCGATGAACTGCGCGTCGATCCCTTTGCCATCCCGCCGCACTGGCGGAAGGTCTATGGCCTGGACTTCGGCTGGATCTGTACGGCTGCGATCTGGGGGGCGATCGATGATGATACCGACACCCTCTACCTATACTCGGAGCACTACCGAGGCGAGGTAACGGTTCCCGTCCACGCATCGGCGATCAAGGCGCGCGGCCACTGGATTCCCGGTGTGGCCGATCCGGCTGGCGGCCAGCGCAACCAGCGCGACGGCGAGAAAACGATCGAGCAGTACCGCGAGGAAGGTTTGGACCTTCACCCTGCGATCAACGCGGTCGAAACCGGCATTCAGGAAGTGCTCGCGCGCATGGAGGGCGGACGTCTCAAGGTGTTCTCCACCCTGACCAACTGGTTCAACGAGCACCGCATCTACGCCCGCGACGAGAAGGGCGCAGTCGTCAAAAAGCGCGATCACGCCATGGATGCGACCCGATACCTCGTCGTGTCCGGCCTCAAGCGCGCGATCATCCGCCCGGTCAAGGACAACGTCTCACATCCCGGCGTGATCGCAGATTCTCTCGGTGGATATTGAACATGGCATACGACCTCGCAGTGATGGGCTCCTTCGGCGACGGAGAGGATGCTGACGCACAGGTATTGCGCCGCCAGGAATGGGAGCGGATGCAGGGTGCTGTATCAGGATTCATCGGCTTCCTCGAGGGTGAAGCGCAGGACCGCGTGCGCCGCCGCAGTCATATCGAGCAGCGCTGGGTCGGCGACCTGCGCCAATACCACGGCCTTTACGACACCATCACGGCCAGCGTGCTGCGCGATGATCCCGATCGATCGAAGGTGTTCATCAACATCACTCGCCCCAAGACCACAGCCTGGGCCGCCCGGCTTGGTGACATGCTGTTCCCGAATGACGACCGCAATTGGGGCATCCAGTCCACGCCAGTTCCGGCGCTGACCGATCAGGCGCGCAAGAAGGTGAAGGAAGCCGAAGAAGCTGAGGCGCAGGCCGACCAGGCCATCGAAGAGCACAACCAGATGGTCGACCAGGGTGCTCCGCAAGAGCAGCTTGCCGCGAAGAAGCAGGAGGCTGACACTGCCGTTTCGCTCGCACTTGCCGCGCGCGAGTATGAGCGCAGCGTCCGCATGATGAAGCAGGAGGCCGACCGCCGCGCCGAACTGATGCAGACCGAGATCGAGGACCAGCTTGTCGAAAGCCGGTATGCCTCGATCTGCCGCGATGTGATCGATGATGCCTGCAAGCTCGGCGTAGGCGTGATCAAGGGGCCGCTCACATCAAGCAAGCCGCGCCGCCGATGGGAAAAGACCGACGACGATGGCGTCTACCAGCTCGTCACCGATACCGACCCGCGCCCTATGTTCCGCCGCGTCAACCCGTGGCACTTCTTCCCCGACCCCGATGCAACCGAGATTGGCGAAGGTGAATCCACCTTCGAGCGTCACCTGTTGAGCAAGTCCGCAATGCGGCGCTGGGCCAAGACGCTCGGCTGGAATGCCGACACGGTGAAAGAGCTGCTGGAGGACGAGCCCACCCCGACGACGGCAGGCGACTTCAACTGGCTGGTGCAGCTCCGCACCATGGAGGACAAGAGCGAGAACGCTTTCGTCAATCGCTATGTGGTCTGGGAATACCATGGCCCCATGGAGGTCGACCAGATCGTCGACATGCTCTGCTGCCTTGGTCGCGCCGAAGAGGCTGCGCAGTTCATCGCCAGCGCAGATCCACTCGAATCGCACATGGTCATCCTCTATTTCTGCCAGGGCCGCCTGCTGAAAATCGAGGAATACTTCCCGCTTGATAGCGGTGAAACGCTCTATTCCGCCTTCCCGTTCGAGAAGTCAGAAAGCTCGATCCTCGGCGCGGTGGGTGTACCGTGGCTGATGCGGCACGAGCAGTCCATGCTCAACGCCGCTGTCCGCATGATGATGGACAACGCCGCCCTGTCCGTCGGCCCGCAAGTCGTGATCGACAAGACGCAGGTTGAGCCGGAAGACGGAAGCTGGAAGCTCAAGCCGCGCAAGGTCTGGAAGAAGAAGACCAGCGATGGTGGCCGCGAAAACCCGCCGTTCCAGACCTTCAACATCCCGATGAACCAAGCCCAGCTCGCCGGGATCATCGAGCTGTGCCTGCGCTTCATCGATGACGTCGTGTCGATGCCAACCATCGCCCAGGGCGAGCAGGGCGCACACGTCACCCAGACCAGCTCTGGCATGTCCATGCTGTTCAATTCGGCGAACGTGGTGTTCCGCCGCGTGGTCAAGAATTGGGACGACGACCTAACGACCCCGACCATTCGGCGCGAGTTCGACTGGAACATGCAGTTCAACCCCAATGAGGAAATCAAGGGGGACATGCAGGTCGAGGCGCGCGGTACGTCCGTGCTGCTGGTGCGTGAAATCCAGTCGCAGCAACTGATGATGATTGCCCAGAATTGGACGACTCATCCGATCATGGGGCCGGCGATCAAGGTCTACGACATCATGCGCATGACCTTGCAGGCGCTGAACATCAACCCGAACAGCGTGCTGTGCCCGCCCGATGAGTTCGAGCAGCGCCTCAAGCAGATGGCCGAGAACAGCGCCGGGCAGGACAACCCCGATACGATCCGCGCGCAGGCACAGGTCGAAGTGGCCAACATCACCGCGCAGAGCCACCGCGAAACCGCCGACATGCAGAAGCAAATCGCCGAACTCAATCAGAAGACCGAGATTTTGAAGCTGATCCAGAAGGATGGCGTCGATATGCGGCAGATCGAGGCAATGTTGCAAAACACCAAGATCGGCAGCGACAGCAAGGAGCGCATCTTTGCCGCCGAGGCCGCACTTGAACAGAAGAATGCCGCTGAGGCGCGCGCAGCCGGCCAGCAGCCCAAGGGTTCTGGCGGCTATATCAGCGAAGGATAGACCATGGCCGATAGCGTCACATGGCTGGCCGTGAAGGCCCATGCCGAGAAGGAAATCGAGCGCAACCGCGACCTGCTGGAAGGCGTGAAGCCTGACACCCTGTCCACAATCCAGGCCCGCATCCGCGTGTGGCGTGAAGTGATCGAGCTACCCAGCACGCTCGCCCCGCCGACGGATGATGACACCCCCGCCGCATACAACTGATCCCCCTCCCCCAGCCTGAAAGGAAAGTCCCTTGCCTCAAGTATCCGAATCCGATACAAATCAGCCGCAAGAGGGTGGTGACGCCCTCGACGATTTCGACGTCGCAATGTCCGAGCTGACTGCGTCGTCCGGCCAAGCCCCGGCAGATAATGCTGCGGCAGATGGTGAGGGCGACCCGGACCAAGGCTCCAAAGCGGCAGAGGATCAGCCCGGTTCCAATGGCTCCCAGGCCGAGGAAGCTGGCAAAAATGACCAGGCTGCGGGTTCCCAGCCCCCGGATCAAAAGCAATCCGACGACATCTGGGCGAACGCCCCGCCCGAACTCCGCGAAGCCCACCAGCGCGAACTCGCCAGTTGGAACCATCGCCTGAGTTCGACCCAGGGCCGTTTGTCCGTCGCAGATCGCGAACTGGCAAGGTTGCGCCGAGAGGCCGGAGCCAAGCCGGAAGGTCAGAGCCACAGCGAAGGCGGTGGCAGCCAGCAGCAGGCCGACAATCCGTTCGAGTCCGAACAGATCAAGGCTCTCCGGGAAGAGTACGGCGAAGTGGCCGGACCCATCCTCGACCTGCTGGAAGCCCAGAACCGCAAGCTCGCTGCGCTCGAAGCCCCGGTAGCAGTCGTTTCCCAGCAGCAGCAGGAAGCGGCGCGGCATTCCGAAATCTCGATCTTCACGACGGCCCATCCCGATTGGGAGAAGTACGTCACTGATGAGCGCTACCAAACGTGGCTCGATGGTCAGCCGAAGGCAGTCCAGGAAGCCGCAAGCCGCGCGGTCAATGTCGAGGATGGTCAAGAAGCTGCCTGGCTTCTCACGCAGTTCAAGGCTTCGATTGGTGTGACGTCGAGTGCGCCGCCAGTAGGCCAGCAGGACAGCGGAAACGGGAACCGGCAGCCCGCCCCTGACCCGAAGCGTGCCCGTCAGCTCGCCGCAGGTCGCGATGGGGGTTCGAGTGCTCCTCCGGTCCAGTCGGGTGTTCCCGACGATTTCGACGGAGCCTTCGACGCCATCGTCTCCATGCGCGAGCGCCAGAAGGGCCAGCAGGGTCAGTACCGCTAGACCGCGCTTCACGGGCCTAAGCCCTTGAGCGCAGAGTTCAGGGACTTAGGCCCATGTCCTTCAATACCTATGGTGACATCAGCCAGCGTACCGCCGCCTTTGCCGTGGTCGATATGCTGGATCACGCTCGCCCCGTTACCGTTCTGTCGATGCTCGGCGTTTCCAAGCCGATCCCGCGCAACAAGGCCGAAACGGTCAAGTTTCGCCGTCGCATCCCGTTCAGCGCTGTCACCGTTCCGCTCCAGGAAGGCGTGACCCCGTCGGCCCGTACCATCCGCTTCGAGGACGTCAGCGTCACGCTGCTCCAGTTCGGCGAGGTCGTGGTCATCACCGATAAGGTCAACGACGTCTCGGAAGACCCGGTGCTCAAGGAAGCCACCGAAGAAGCCGGCGAAAACGCTGGCCGCTCGCTGGAACAGGTGACCTGGGGCGTCGTCAAGGGCGGCACGTCGGTCTATTACGCCAACGGCGCGGCCCGCAACCAGGTCAACACGCCCATCTCGCTGAACAAGCAGCGCGCGATCGTGCGCTACCTCAAGGCCCAGAAGGCCAAGAAGTTCACCAAGATCCTGGCGCCGTCGCCGAACATCGCCACCAAGCCGATCGAAGCGGCCTATGTTGCCGTCGGTCACACCGACCTTGAAGCGGACATCCGCAACATGGCCGGGTTCGTGCCCGTCGCAGCCTACGGCACCCGCCAGCCGCTGTGCGAATACGAAGTCGGCTCGGTCGAAGATGTCCGCTACATCCTGTCGCCAGACCTGCCGTCGCTGCCCAACGCGGGCAACGCCACGGTCAACGGCATGGTTTCGACCAGCGGCACCGCTGCCGACGTCTACCAGGTCGTCTATCTGGGCCAGGAAGCGTTCGGCCTGACCCCGCTCAAGTCGAGCAAGGGTGCTGATGGCAAGAACAACATGGCCATCACGCCGACCGTCATCAACCCGGATACCCGCGACAAGAGCGATCCGCTCGGCCAGCGCGGCTACGTCGGCTGGAAGACGTACTTCAACGCGGTTCGTCTGAACGAAACGTGGATGTCGCGCTTCGAGTGCGGTGCCACCGCGCTCTGAGCTTGACCCTGCAATAGCCCGGCTGGCCTGATGGCTGGCCGGGCATAGCGAAAGGAATTTCCTCATGTCCAAGCCTTGCATCAAGACCGGCACCGTCACCGGTACCGGCGCTGCAATCAACGTCCCGCTGGGGTTCGTTCCCGATTACGTCCGCATCGTGAATATCACCGACGCTGACCAGATCGACGAATGGTTCGCTGGCATGGCCGATGGCACGTCGGTCCAGACCAACACCGCTGTCGCGACCCGCGCATCGAATGGCGTCACGCCCTACGCCGGTTCTTCGACTGTTGCCGCTGGCTTCACCATCGGTTCCGGCATCTCGGAAAGCGCGAAGGTGCTCTACTACGTGGCGCTCCGCAACGTCGACTGATCCAGGTCCGTCCCTGAGCGGGAGTGCTGAAAGGCGCTCCCGCTCTTGGTGCGCAACCTCCCAGCAGAAGGAATTCAGCCATGGCCGATGAAGAAGCCCAGGGCGAAGCAATCCCCCACATCGATACCACGGAAGTCATTGGCGACGGCTGGTATCCCGACGAGCAGCGCGTTCTCGCGACCTGGCACGTCGATACCACGCACGGCAATGAAACCCCGATCCGCATCAACCATGCGGGCCTGCGCGGCGAACTCAAGCCGAACACCATGACGCTCATGCCGGAAAGCACAGCGCAGATGCTGATCGAAAGCGGTTACGACGTCGAGATCCAGTTCAACGCGATCGTGAACGAAGGCGTTGACGAGGAGATCGAGGCCGCTGTCGCTGCGATTGAAGGCAAGCAGGTCAAGGCCAAAGCCAAGGGCAATGGCAAGAAGAAGGCCACCAAGCCCGAAGAACCGCCCGCCGAACCGGCTGCCGAATCCCCCCCCGCCGACGCCACCGAAGCCGAACAGACTGGCGAGGCCGACAACCAGACTTCGTAGCAGGGCGATCCCTTCCCCGCCTTGCTACGTGGGGGCGGGCGTCGAGCTTATCTGGGGGTAGCTCCGCCCGCCTCGTAATTCACCACCCCCGACCAACCGAAGGAAACCCCCATGTCCGACAACGTCAAAGTCAACATCGATACCGCCACCCGCGAACAGCTCTTCTACTACGCCCGCAGCATCCTCAACATCGAGGTCAATGATGGCGTGAACAACGCGACCTTGCGCGCGAAGATCCAGCAGGCTGCTCCCGGCACCCAGGACATTACCGCTCCGGCTGTTACCTCCGTGCCTGCGACGGAAAAGGCGGCCAGCAAGGAAACTGGCAAGGCTGGGCAGGATCGCAAGCTGACTACGCATTACCGCGATGATCCCAAGGTGACGATCGAAGTTCACGAAAGCGCCGATCCGGCCCGCGCCAAGGAAGTGCAGGTCGCGGTGCAAGGCGATGTCATCATCATGCGGCGCGGCAAGCGGGTCGATATTCCCTACCGCCACTACCTCGCGCTCTGCGACGCGAAGGAGCAGGTTGCGCGGGACACCGACGAGATCAACCCGCTGACCGGCCTGCCCTTCAAGGAATGGGTCGAGCAGCACTCGTACCCGTTCAACACGATTGCCATGCCGTCGGCTGATGAAGTCTCGGCCTGGGAAAAGCGCATGTCCAACGTGCAGCTCAGCTAACCGAGGCGCGCCATGTCCACCTTCCTCCAGCTCGTGAACGACGTGGGCCGCGAAAGCGGCACCATGGGGCAGCAAACGCTCGGCACTGTCGCGGGCGCTTCTGGCCGCTGGTCGAAGGTGGTTTCATGGACCCGGCAAGCCTGGGAGATGATCCAGCGCGACCGCTCCGATTGGCTGTTCATGCGCGCTCAGTTCTCCGGCTCGCTCGTGGCAGGGCAGGCGCGGTATAGCGCAAGCGAACTAGGTATTGCCGGATTTGGCTCGTGGGGCCGGGCCAGCGATCGATTCCCGCCCCTGACCATCTATGACCCAGCTATCGGTCGCGGTGATGAGGTTCGCCTGTCGCCGCGCACCTATGAAGAATGGTCGGCTGCTTACGACATTGGCGAGCACGATTCTGCCCGCCCGACGTGGTATGCCGTCGATCAGGACCGCAAGCTGTGCGTCGGAGCCACCCCGGACAAGGCTTACACGGTGCGCGGATATTTCCGCCGCTCGATCCAGTCTCTCGCCGCCGATGCCGATACCCCGTTCATCTCGGAGGATCTGCACCAGATTATCGTGTGGCGCGCGCTGATGCTGCTGGGCGATGATGACGAAGCCCCGTTCGAGGTCGCCTCGTCGGGCCTGCAATACCGCCTGATGCGCGACACGCTGATTACCGAATACACCGAACAGGCTACGCTCTCGTGAGCCAGACCCCGGCATCCTACGTCTTTCGCGGCGGCCTAGACACCACATCCGCCGCGCTCGTCACTTCGCCGAGCGCGGTGATTGCTGGCGCGAACTACGAACCCATTGCCGAGGGATATGCGCGAATCCAGGGCTACGAACGATTTGATGG